TGCCATATTATTTATCCTCTATCTGTTTGCAGAACGTCAGGTATTCTTCGTAAGAATGAGATACGAACTGCTCTTCTATTTTGTCCACGTCAGTCTCATCCGTTCCATGTATCGTTATCCATTTAGTGTCTTCATGTGCATAGGCCAGCCGTTTAGTGCCAGGGGGTGAAACTACCGTGTAAGGCGCTTTAACCCTTATCACACCGTCTTCAGTGAGAATTGATAATTCCCCCTCGGTCATGATATTAAGATTGGTGTATTTGTGGATATGCCCGGTTAGTACCGTGTCTTTAGGTATGAATAATTCACGAGCATAAACGCCCTTGGAGAAGTATTCCGTCACCTGTAATTCTATTGGCGTGGTCTCTGCTTTGATTAGCTTCTCGAAGTCTTCTACCTTGTGAGCGTGAGCTACCTGCAAATCCATCAGACTATGTTCCCCATTGCATCACGCCACTGTATAGGGGTAACAGTCTGCAATATGATCAGCTTGTTAATTGTTGTGTCGTAAATCATATAACCAGGTTCAATATAGCGAGTAGGACGGTCTACAGTAGCCAGTCTCTGTACTCGTGGGTTAAGGCAGCAATCCACCAGCTTCTTCAGGAACGTCATCAGTGTAGGAGTGCCGTATATCAGGCCTTCCTTTACTTCCGCTATAGCGCCACTAGGCACGTCCAGGTTCATGTTGCTACATCCAGGTAAGCGCCGATCACTATAACCTTCACAGGATCGGTGATAGTAAACCTGTACACATGGTCTCTTGAGCTACCGATACGGTTCCAGATAGCCCTGCGGTTATATTCACCTATCTTGCCGAATGAGCGCCATAACTGCTGTCCCCATGTATGTCCACCGTCCTTAGAGACCTCTAACATGACTTGCGGGTCTGAGCCTTGACCTGAGATAAGCCCTACACCAGCCTCGATATCTAAGATAATCCGGCCTATTCCTATGTATTCCTCACCAAATACGTGTCTTGTGGTGATTTGCCTACGGATTGGCGCACCGTTTTCAGTGTAGACATCGGGCATAATCTGGTAAACGTTGCCGTTCTCGTAGTCAGAAACAAGATAATTATTGAGGTAAATACTGCCTATTTCGCCCCTATCACGCCCTTCTCCTGACTGTAATTCTGTCCATGCCTGTGTAGAGCCGTCAAATAACCATGATTTATTCGCACTAGGGAAGTTAATCTGGTACATGGCGTGATTTGATATCATGTAACTAAAGGCTGTAGCGTTCTCTACTCCGGGGTATTGGTTGATGATGTAGCCTAAGTCATGTCCTGATACCACTTGTGGCGTATAACCGCTTAACATCACTACCTGAACCTCGCCCATCTTGTTACGGGCAAGAAACATGACTGAATCCTTGAACTTAGCCACTGAATACTTGGCAGCCAGTCCCCATTCTATCGTTGCAGAGCCTTGATAGCTGAACGGAAAGTCAGCAGTGCCGGAATTACTCCAGAACTCGCTTGATATCTCACCGAATAGTATCAATTCTCCATGATCAGCAAATGGAATCTGTAAATAGTCAGGGTTAGACTCTGCATTGGCAAAATCTAACGCATCATAGGTCGAACCGTCCGTTGATATGTCGAACCGTCCCCATTCCCGTTTATTAGTAGAGCCTCGGCGGTCTTTAATGTAATACCCGGTCAGCCAGGTATTGACGAATCCCGGCACAAAGTCAGCGTCAAGCACTTGTGCAAAGGTATTGGTCGATATGTCGTAGGTATATCCGTAGAGTCCATCGACTATCTGGATGATATTGCCGTTGTCTTGTATCGAAACCCTGCCAGAAGTAGTCAGCAACACGCCTAGAACCGTCTTAATCGCTGCATTGTTGACTGAGTAGAACGTACCCCTGTGCACAGCGTAGAAAAGGTCTCCTACAGCCTTGTGGCCTCTTAGCGGAGTTTCGCCGAATGTGAATCTAATTGTCTTACCAGGTGTGCCGATAGCCATCATCGGGGTCTTGTCGTTCTCTGACCTGTTCTCAAGGTACAGATTAAGTCTATGTTGTGCTGTGGCGTTGGCTGATTTACCTTTTAAGCCAGTGCCGAATAGCTGATACCTTGCCATTAATCGTCTACCGATACTTGGTTGACCGAGTTAGGCCCTTCATGCTGTATCAACATGTTGCGTTCGTATGTCCATTTCGCAGTTAAGCGCTTAATCTTGGCATCGGATAGCTCGAATTCCTCTCCTACCTCGGCTGCGATACCGTAAGGCAGGGCAAGCATCCATGGAGCATCTAAGTCCACTTGGGAATTAGGTTGTGAATCTAAGATGACTTGCTGGTAATAGACATTAATCGTGACAGGCGTGTCTGTAGGTTCAGGCCAGATATGCAAGACGTTGAAATTGTCTATATAGGCTCTGAACGGATCGCCGCCATTACTGCCTTTGTTCGTTGTGTCGTTCCATTCCCTAGTTGTTGCGGGGAAGATAAACCGTTCATTGCCTGATGCATCCACATAATTCATGGATATCAGGTTGTAGAAGTCTTGCGGGAGAGTCGCAGAATTGGTATTTATTGGAAACACCGCTGCATAACTTCCTGATATCGTCTTGGGCCATTTGTAACCATGCACCGGGAGATTCTTGAGGATTGAATCAAGCGCCTCCAGGCACAGGTTGCGGTCTTCTGCTGCTACTGGCTGGCCTACCCCTAACCTTCCTGCTTTCTCCAGACCTTTGTCCGCAATACGCTCACGGAGTAATGTCCAGTTGCAGGTCGGGGAGGGATTGACTATCAGGCTCATACAGGGCTAGCTTGGTGTGGGTAAGTCTGGATCTGACGTGGCACCATTACGCCGTTGTCATCTTCCATATTGGTATCAATGACCGAGTTACGCAGTGCGTCGATATAAGGCTTCATGACCTGCACCTCTACATTGCGTTGTACTGTAATGCGATGACAATTCACAATGATGTCTACAGGCGAGTCGTCACCTTGCGTAGAGAATATCTTGAGGTTCCACATAGGCGCGTCGATCTTGTTGCCTTGCAGGTCGTAGAAACCACGCTCTGGAGGCAATTGGCCTTTGTCTTCACCCTTAGATACTTTAGCAGCACCTTGAGGCTCAGTGTATTCGCCTAGAATCTTCTCAACCATCGTGCCTTTGGTATCAAGAGCCAGAACCTTAACGCCTTGCGCTTCGGCATATTCCCGAAGGTCAGCGTTAGTCATGTCCATCAAATCGTCACGGGTCTTCATACTGTGAACCACACTGCTTTCTTGTCATCGGCTTTAGGCTTGTAGTCTTCGTACTCGCCGTCATTTGTGGCCTTGTGAACATATTCGTTCTTGCCGCCGTTAAGGCCTGTGCCTGTTACGTGGCCGTCAAAGCCTTCATAAGACACCTTGTAGCCTAAGTCGGCATATTTTAACGCTTCTTCATAGTTCATTTTTCAGTCCTTTATGGATAGTTGAAAGAACAGGGCCGAAGCCCTGCCTGTTACGGTGTTACTACGATACGAGTATGCTGCACCATATACACTTCAGAAGCTGTAGGGGTGATGCCGCCTGCGGTTGGATTGCCGAAGGTAATAGCGACTGTGTTCTTTGCAGATACACGAGCCTGACCGACGATCAATCCGGTTTGCGCGGTTGGTTTAGTTACAGATACAAAATCACCTACCTCTACACCAGGAACGACTACTGTCTGTTCAGAAGTGCTGATAGTGGGAACCGCTGTAAATGATTGGGGTACAGACGCGCGGATGATAGTTAGGCCGTACTGCAAAGCCCTGTATAAATCCGGTTTACCTGAAATGAGGTTTAGAACCTCGCCTTGTGCTTGTGGCATGTTAATCTCCTAAAGTGTTAAGAACCCGCCGAAGCGGGATTCAGTTGATTAGCCCCAAGCCGTCCAGCGGATGACCTTAGATGCAAGGATAGCGCCGAGAGTAGCATTCTGAGAGACGGCGAATTGTCCCTCTTGTGGCACCACTACGGAGTTAGCAGAAGTCAGGGTGTCATTTCCCACAATGATGCCACGATTGCCGCCTGTGACTTCAAGAGTACGTGTGCCTGCTGCTGCTGTCTTGATGGCTGAGTCCTGCGCCATCCCTTGACGCCATTCTACCAGAATGCGGTCAGTATCGTTAGACCACTGGATATACAGCGGAGTGAAGCCCACTGTGATCAGTACGTAGTCTGTAGCAACGATAGCTGTCGCATCAAAGGTAATCGAGCCAGTACCGAATTTAACGACACCATCGGGGAACGGCTGGGCGATTGTTTGTCCTGCGGTATTAATAGCCATGATCAGCCCCTTATGCTAGAGAGATAAGATTGGTGTGTTCGATACGAATCAGCCAATTTTGGTTAAGGATTTGTGTAGTAGTGATTGCTTTCCAGCCACTAGTAGCACGTTGGTTCAACGGGTCAGCAGAGCCAGCAGAGCCGATTGGCTTGATGATGTTCTGCAAAGCCTGACCAGCCAGGGGAACTACACCGTATGCATTAGCAGCCAGGATAACGGTTGCGTATACATCGTTGTTTGTACCACCAGTTGTAATCATGCCGTCTGTACCGATAGCAGCGCCTGCGTTAGCGAATACCTTGGCATTTGTAGAGCGGAAGAAACGGATGTTACGGTATGAACCGCATTCGTCGTCTTCTGCCTTCATTGCGTCAGAGTATTCAGTCACAGGCAAGTAACCTGGGATGGATTCCAGTTGTGCTTCTGTATCAGGATGAATCAGACCGATGTAAGCAGAGCGAATGCCTTGTGTACCTACTGAGCCATCAGCCTTGATCATGTCACGCAGGTATTTACCATTCTGACGACCTAGGAAACGGATGGCAGTACGCAGAGAGACACTTGATATAGTCGTATTCAGCGTGTTACGAGCTACGCCGTTTGTGTACAGTACGTTAGTACCAGCCACCATCACATCACGACGACCGATGTCGATAGTAGTACCAGCCTGCTCACCCAATACCATGCCAGCTTCAGTCAATACTGCATCCTGGTTAGTCAGGTCAACCATATCCGAGATAGAGATATAGTCACCGTACTGTGCAAGGGTTGCTGTGATGTCTGTAGTGGTGATAGAAGAGCCGGAAGGTGTTACGCCTTCGACCAGTGGTTGTGTTGCTGGATTCAGTGCTTCGTAACGACGAAACTTGATCTGATTACCAGAACGGGTTGCGATAGGACGAACCTGACCGAAACGTCCGTGGATGTCGGCAGGAATTGCACGATCCAGCAGGTTGCGGTCATAGTACGCTTGCAGGCCGGGTTGAATCACCCCTGGGGTGCCGGGGGTACCGACGGTTACGTTAATAGCCATTTTGTAATACTCCTAATTAATTAAAGTTAATAACCCAATGTTTTTGCACGCATTTTGTTGAAGTCCTGTGTGGACATCTCACGAATTGCCTGCGCCTCATCAACCTCTTTACTTATTCCTTTGCCGCCGGAGCCGCCAGGTACAGACATAGAACTCAGCTTTCTCTGCTTCGTCTGATAGTCTTTCTGTGCATTGGCTACGGCTTTTTCGCTCTGGTAATTCGTTATCTGAGAGCTGATGTCGCGGATTGCCGATAGCGGGTCATCCAGCCATGTATCAATGGAGTCTTTGCGCAATTCCATGAACCGTTCTTTAAAGTCTGGTTCGTTAAGCAATCCATCCAGCTCCGGCAATGCCTGTTCTAATACTTGAACAAGCGGTGCGTTAGGGGATTGCTCTTTAGGTGCTGCAACGTGCTTAATGGCTTCTTCAAGGCCTGGATTGTCATCGAGAATACTAGGGCGGCTGGCTGCGTAATCTTGTTGCTCACGCTCACGCTTTAATGCGGCTAACTCGGCTGAGTTTTTATGCGCCCATCGCTGCGTGTCCTTTAACGCCTTTTCTTGCTTCTCTAACTTTTCCTTTAATGCCTGAAGTTCATCTGGTTCCTGCTGCTCTAAGCCTTCTGGCTCAATAACAACTTCTTCCTGCGAGGTAATCGGTTCACCGGCCTCAAGTTTTGCCATTGCTGCGTCATACTCAATATCATACTGTGACTTTTCTACTACACTCATCGTCTTCTCCTATGGGCCGATTTAACTCGGTAATCCTTACTGCTTAAAAATTACTGCTCGTCTATTGCTTTCTTTAAATCTATTGCTTCGTTCTGTAAGTCTTCAGGTAGCCTTAGCATTTCATCAATAAACTTTATCTTGCCTCGCGTCTCTTCATTGTTCGAGGCCAGTAATGCTTCCATCAATGACTGGCGCTTCCTCAATAACTCCTGCGTTATCACTGGCCAGTTGGTCATCACTGACTGCAGGGCTGCTACTTCCGTTAATCTCTTCTGCGTTTCCATCGTCTACCTTTTCAGTCTCGGCTGCTTGCTCGACCATTTCAGGCGTTGGCACAATGGCAGCCTCGTTAAGTATCTTCACCGTCTCGGCTTGTGTCTTGTCAGCTTGGGCTAGTGTTGCCTCAGTCTGTGCCGCAATCAGGCTGACTTTGCTTAGTGTCTCTACAGCAACCTTGTGCATATTGTCATCATCAGCCTTGGCTTTAAGAGCTAACTCAGCTTGACGATCTTTAGACTTCTGCAAGGCTTCATCCAGCTTCTTCTGTAGATCGCCTATCTTCTGCTGTGCCTCAGACTGAACTTGTTGAATCATCTGCTCGGCTTGCTGTGCGATAGGGTTGTTCTGTTTGGTCTGCAAGTCTTCCTCGGAATAGATAGGGGATTCTTTACCTACCTGCATCACATCCCATACCTGCTCTAACAATTCCCTAGTATCCGTCATCTGCATGAACTGTTCGTTACCCTGAACCAATTGCAGGAATCCATTGAGCTTATTAGCTAATACTTCTTTCGCCATGAAGGTCTGTGAGCCAGTAGCAAACCATTCCATGAAGTTGGCTTTACCGTAAGCTTTGATCTTGGCCCATATAGCTCCTTTCTCTTCGCCGAGTACCATTGAAACAGTCTCAGGCTCAAGGAAGTCCATATCCCAATCTATCAGGGCTTCTATCTCTTCTTCTGTGGTCTGGTCTAAATGCCCGATAACCTCCTTCAATGGAAGGCTGGAAGCATTCATGATCATACTGATGCCAGTAGCAGTCTTATTCAGATTACTAGAATCGTTGCCCTGCGTGTATTTAGTAATCCCGGTGTCGTCATCAGAGAAACCCTCTGACATCTCGATGACCTTTTCCCATCCGTTAGTCACATCGGGAACAATGTGCCATGTTATTGCGTCTTTGCGTTCATCCGCTGTCAGGCCTGAACGGAACTGGAAACGTTTACCAGGGAATAGCTTGAAGTCTTCACTAACCTCGAACTTACTACGGTCAGCACTGAACATATTCAGTTGAGAGAAGGCTTTACCCTCTACGAATAGCCTGAAAGCTGCATTTGTTACTCTCTGGTGCGGTTCATTGTTCTCGGCAATACCAACACCCCACATCTCATGCTCCACCTTCTCATAGAGCGTTCTGTACGATGGACGGCGATTGCCTGTGTATTCGTTCTTCTCGGCCTTGATGACCTGACCGCCCGCCATGATGACAATCGCTTCGATTAAATCTTCATCATCTTCAATGGTCGAAGTACCACCATCAGTGCGCCATTGGTTGAATTGTTTCTTAGGTACTAACCCGAAGTATCTAACGAACCAGATCCGTCCTTCCTTTGTGTATCGATAAAGGTTCTGCCGCATCTCCAGTTGACGGTCTGAGCCTTCACTAGTGTTATTAGTTACCTCTTGAGTTAATGCACGGTCTATCTGTTTATCGTCATACCCATCCTGGCCTTTTAACGCACGGATGAAGTACGGGTCTTTGCGTGATGCCCAGAATATTCCTCTACCCTCATCCTGCTTGATTCCTTCCGCTTCAGGGTCAGGATAACAATCCATCGTCTGTGCGTTCTCGAAGTAAGGACAATCGTATTCAAAGGTGACCTGCTCTATCCCGCCCGTAGCAGAAGGACGAACAGCCGTGTATGTCTTCTTCTTGGCGAATGGGCCGAAGTTGAACCCTGTTCCGTAGACGCAAATACTGTCTGTGAGTGATTCGGTCGTCTCCTTGAACTTGCCTTCTTCCAATTGCCATTTCAAGATGTCTTCCATCGTATCGGCGAACTCTTTCAAGTCGTCCGAAGTGGGCGCTGTGTCGAATGGCATCTGGCCTGTACCAAACATCACGTCTTTGATCTTGGCACGTGCTGAACGTATCTTTGAGCGGGAGGAACCGATGAATACACGATTTTTCTGCGCTTTACTTATCCCCGTTCCACGTGTGTCATCCTCACGGCTTATGCGCATGTTGTCTTCATAACAACGCAATAAGACTTCTTCTTGAGGTTTCCTACGCTCGAGCCAGTCCGTGAACTGTTCCTGTAGCGTAGCAGACAGTCCTGTCAGGTTATTACTATCCATTACAGACCAAAGTAATCAGGTTCGTACTGAGGTATAGGCTTAAGTGCATCCGATACTGGAGCAGCAAAAGTAAGAGCTAGAGCGTCTCCCATGTCAGGTGAACGTATGCCGCGTTTTTTCATGTCTTCCTTCTTCTCAAGTATTGTTCTGTTATTGCTGTCTGTTTTATAGGATGGGCCGGATAAATCAGCGTGTAATGCATCGTTGTCGGGGATTTGTACTCTTCCCTCTTCCAGCCAGTCACGCATCAGGCACCACATCTCGATTCGTCTGTTGTTGTAGATATCAGGATTATTCGCCCGTGAACCGAAATTGACTCCGGTTACATTCGTCCAGCCTAATTCTCTCAACCTGTCTACAATCCCTACACCACGCTCGCCTACATCGATGAACATCTGAGCAGGGTTTGAAACCTTAAGTATCTTGGCGCAGATAGCGACTATCTCCATCGGGCTTTTGCCCTGGAATGTGTCAATCTTGGTGCATTTACGGTTACGTCTGTAAGCAATCGCTGTCCTGTCCTTACCTTCACCAGCAGGGTCAACACCTACCACGAGAGGGCCACTGGCATCCTCTAATGTCTTACGAGCCTTCATAATGAACTCTGACTTGATAAGTGATTCTATTCCGGTGACCTGGAAGGCTTCTGCTGCTGTCGCTGGGTATTCCTGCTTAAACAGTGTTTCAGATTTAAGCTCGACTATCTTGGCACGTCTCCATGCCATCTGTTGGTTGGTTAGTTCGTAGAAGTCCCTGTAAGCGGCTTCTTCTGCTGTACATTGGAATTCTACAGCATCACGTTTATATTCATCCTGCCAGTACCAAGGTAC